ATATATTAGAGTTTCATTCTCAAGTTGGTAATAGTGATGTACCGTATCCTTTGGCAGTTGGTGAAAATAATGTATATTATCTAATAGCCAATGGTGATGAAGGTTATATATCAAAGGATTATTTTGAAGGATTTCCAAAAGAATACAATTGGGCTATTGATGGATATCTTAGATTATGGGGTCATCAAGAAAAATTTAATAATTTAACAAAAAAGACAAAAAAAATACCTAAAATAAAAATAATATTTAAACGATTATGGTAATATAGATTATATAAGTTAAAATCTAAAAAAATATATATTTAATTATAGTATAATGTCTCATATTTTAAATCTTATGCAATCTCCTGATGATGGACGAGATTTCATTTTTAAAAATGAAAATTTGGATACTTTCAAAAATACATTTCCTATAGAATTAGATTTAAGGAATGATTTAATGCCTGTAAGAAATCAAGGTAGTCAAGGTACATGTTATGCTCAAAGTGCTGCATGTATGAAAGAATGGCAAGAAAAACACAATTATGATAATAATGAATATTTCTCTCCACAATTTTTTTATAATTTACGTTCAAATAAGTACGACGAAAATACAAATAACGATGAAGGTATGTATGGTAGGGATGTTATGATATTATTAAAAACTTACGGTATATGTTCAGAACAACTATATCCTTATGGGAAAATAGAAGATCGTGATAATATATCGGTGGAAATTTATGAAAAGGCGAAATTAAATGTAATTGATACATATGCAAGAATATACGCAATAGATGATTTAAAAATGAGTTTATTTTTAAATGGACCGTCATTAATAGGGTTTCCTGTTTATAATTATGTTGATCAAATATGGAAGAAAAATGGCAATGAAACTATGAAAGGGGGTCATGCTATGACAGTTGTAGGTTATGATAAAGTTGGTTTTATTATTAGAAATAGTTGGGGAGAACATTGGAATGGAGACGGATATACCAAATATTATTATAAAGATTGGGGTGCTCATTGGGAAATATGGTCAACTGTTGACAAAAAAGATATATTTCCAGTTGAACCAGACCCTGTTGAACCAGTTGAACCAGACCCAGTAGAACCAGACCCTGTTGAACCAGTTGAACCAGACCCAGTAGAACCTGTTGAACCAGTTGAACCAGTTGAACCTGTTGAACCAGTTGAACCATTTGAACCAGTTGAACCTGTTGAACCAGACCCAGTTGAACCAGACCCAGTTGAACCAGACCCAGTTGAACCAGACCCAGTTGAACCAGTTGAACCAGACCCAGTAGAACCAGACCCTGTTGAACCAGTTGAACCGCAAACAAATTTATCAGTATGTGAAAAATTATTTAGAAAATTATTTAGATAAAATATTTTGGTTAATAAAATTTTTTATATCGTCAATTGACTGTGTTCTAAGACCATCGCAAAAATTAATATTTCCATCAAAATTATATACTAATTTTCCCATATCATTCAGCCAAGTATTGTGATAATTGTGACATTTTTTTAAATATTCAATTGGAATATCTTCGCCTGGTCGTGCTCTAATATTTACACGACTTTTACTATTTTCAGGGGTTGTATTTACATAAATAATACCCGATACGGGAATATCATCAATAAATTCATTAAACCATTTTAAATATATTTGATAATTTACTTCTTCTATTTTACCATCATCGTATAACATTTTTGCAAAAACTTCCTTATCTGTAAATACAGATCGTTCGCAAATAATAATAGCATTTGAATTATCTCTAATAATTTGTTTTACAAGCGATAATCTAGAAATATAAGCCATCATTTGAAATGGAAAGGCATATTTATGCTGATTATTATAAAATTTTTCCAAGATAGTCTCGCCATTTTTATCTTTGATTGTTGACCATTCATCAACTGGTTCTTGAACATATATAATTGGAATTGAATTTATAGATTTCAAATCTTTTTCAAGAATTCCAACTAATGTTGATTTTCCAGAACCAATATTACCTTCAATATTGAATATATATACCATTTTTATACAATCTAATAATAACTATATAATTCAATTTATATAAATTATAAATAATTTACATAAATTTTATATTATTTAATCTTTTTTCTCAATCTTAACATTCTCTTTAGGAAGAATTCCTCTTTCAATCGCATCTTTCACAGCACTATTTCTCTCTACAACATCCCCTTCAAATAATTCCTTACGAATGTCCGCAGATGTAACTTCCTCTTTTAATCCTAATGTATTTTCAATAGTATTATTAACTCCAACCAAATTACCATCTTTATTAATATTTTGTGTTAATTTATTTCCATTTTCTTTAGCCTTTTTAATATTTTCTTCAATAGCTTTTCGTTTAGATTCCAAAACGCGTTTTTCAAACTGTTGTTTAGCCTCCTTTTCATTCTTATTTTTTTCACTCATTAACTGATTGAGTTCGTCTTCCAAATACTCAACCCGACCAGTTTTATATGCTTCAGGTTCCCATGGCATCCACATACCAACTGGTCCTACATATACATTATGGTTTGGGTCAACTTCTCTAAGCATTTTACATCTAAATTCAGCCTCTGCTTGGGTAGAATAAGATCCACGAACTTTAAGACCTCTTACACTTGTCTGGAACTCATATACCTCATTAAATTCATCCTCTAATCTTTCCTCATTTGAATCTAAAAAGTTTTTATATTCATCATTAATTTCATTTTTAGGAAACTCATCTTTTTCACTTGAAACAAATTCTTGAAAATCTTCCATCATTTTGTCAAATTCCATATTATATTTAAAAGCCAAAAAATTTAAAAATTGTGAAAATTTTTGAACTGATTTAGAGAAATCATAATGTTTTAGGAATTCTTGAAAAAAGAAGTGATTTTTTTGTGTTAAAATATTTTCAGGAGAGACAAAAGATACACATACAAATTTTTGTCCGGATAGTGGTTTATCTTCCTCAAGTAAATCTACATACTTTACATTTAAAGCGCCATTAGGCGCTGTTTTATACTCACAACCTTTTTTAGACATTATATTATTATATAAAATTTTTTTTTTTAAGTGTTAATTAATTTATATATTTTTTTCTTGTTTATATTTATAAATGCTTCAGAAATTAGCACAAATGTTGGATTTAGGAGAACTTATTCGCAGAGCAGTCAAATATCTTGTTGAAGGTGTCATGGTAGCCATAGCAGCCTATGCTATCCCTAAGAAATCACTTAACTTAGATGAAGTTGCACTTATCGCATTAACAGCCGCAGCAACATTTAGTATTCTTGATACGTACGTGCCCTCTATGGCTGTAAGCGCGAGAAGTGGTGCAGGTTTCGGAATTGGTGCAAATCTCGTCGGTTTCCCACGCATGTAATTAACTTTTAAGAAAAGTTATCAAAATTAACTTTTAAGAAAAGTTATCAAAATTAACTTTTAATATAAAAATCACATATTTTATATTAAACTTTACTTATTAATTCCCAATAAGTCTTCTTCTCAATACTAGTGGATTATATGTCACATCTAATATTTCTATTGTATTATATCTGTTATTTATCAAATCAATAATATTATTATTATAATAGGCATAAATACGAACTAATCCCCAATTAATAAATATAGACATTGTAGACGCATAAACAAATATTTCCGCTGATATAATATCACCTATACACGCATACAATATATAAAAAATAAAAAATGATGATGATCCCAATATGCTGCAAAATAAATTTACACCATTTAATTTAAAAAACAAATGTTTTCTATTAATTTTACATAAATTAATAAAAATATTCACTAGATAAAAACTCATGTATAATAAATATGTGGTAAACGAAAAATAATAAAAAAAATTAAACCCATCAAACATTCCATATTCATTTTTAACCATATGTAGCAACATTTTATGTTTATGAATGTCCAGAATATCAACAGTTTTATAATTATTTTGTTTATCTAATAAATAAACTCCGATTGATATACAATATATAAATGTCACTGAAAAAAATAATTCTATAATATAATTTACATGTTGGTCGTAAAATAACATTAATTTAAATGTTTCTTCCGGATGTAATTTACGCATTGTTAACTCTTTAAGACATTGTTCACATCTATAATTATCATATGATATATTTTTAATTTTTATCCATTTTTTTAAACAATCTTCGTGTATATATGCCATAGTTCCAGAACAAGCACATGGTGATATTAATATGCTTTCATTTTCATCAGTTTCATAGCATATTCTACATATTTTTTCTTCATTATTTTGAAAATGTATTATTACATTTTGTGGATGTATTTTCATTGTGTAATAAATTATATTAATTTTACTTTTTATATAATTTATTTTTTATATAGTAGAAATAAACTCCCATTGTAATTCTTTACATATTTTTTTCCATATTTGATCCTGTTCTATTCTTTTTACTGGATCTTTCAACATAGGAAAAAATGGTAAAAACTTATTTTCATTTAAAAGTTCACACATTTTATAAAGAACATAATAATAATTAAGAAAATTAACACGATCATCAGGACAATACTTTGCATAAGGTTTTTGAATTTCCATAAATAAATTACATAACTTATCTTCTAGATCCGGAGACATAACAGGTGGTCGTATTCCCAACTTGTCTTTAATAAAAGGTATATGTTCATAATATTTATTATATCCTAATTTTTTTAATATATCTTTTGCTTTTTTATTGGTCATTTGTTTTAATGTAATTCGTTCTTTTTTAATTTGATTTTTTATATTTTCAAAGACATCATCTGGAATTTGAGTTGTTTCTTTTGCTTGAAATTGTGCCAAAATTTCACGAAAATGATTAATTCTTTTATAAGCATAAAAACATACTTCCTTAGGAGGCTCTTTATAGCTAGGCTTTTCATGTTCAATCAAAAACTGTTTTTGAATAAAACAATTATTACATATAACCATTCCCTTGCAATCTATACGAATAAATTCTCCACCACATTTACAAGTTTCATAATCAATTACATAGTTTTTAATATTTAACATACTTTCATTCATATTTATTGAAAATTTATATGATTCACTTTCATCCAACTTATGCTCAACATCTTTATCTTTTTTAAAGAAATTATGCAATATCTTATTTTTGTTTTCCTGTTTACCCTGTGACAATTTTTTTTTTTTCTCAAAATAAGGAAAAATAAATTTTGAATTATCTAATAAATATACCTTTTTTTTTTGTTCAAGAGTTTTAATTTTTGTTTTAATATCTTTTATTTCGTCTTTTATATTTAAAATATCTTCTATCTTTGTTTTTAATGGTAAAAGTTGTTTTAAATGCTTTTTACGTGCCTTTAATATCGGTATGGTTTTGTATTCTATATTATGAAACTCTTTCATCTTATCACTATGTTGGTTATCCAATGTCAATATAGATTTCTTATTCATTTTAATTTTTTTTGTAGCCTTAGGTTTAAAATTAGGCATTTAATATATAGAAATGGATATATTTAATTTTAAATTTAATTAAATATATAAAAACTACCTTTTTCAAAAAAAGGTAAGAAAAACTACCTTTTTCAAAAAAAGGTAAGAAAAACTACCTTTTCAACATTTTTCCTATCTTTTTATACCTTTGTCCACATTTCAAAAAAGGGGTTAATTAAACCGAATAACAATTGTATCAGTAAACAATATATATTTAAAATTTATGTCACGACAACATATATGTAATGGAATATTAATAATGTATATTTATATTTTTTTGCATATTTGATTTATATTTTTGTTATATTTGATTTATATTTTTTGATTCTTTAGAACTTTTATAAAAAATATTTATACCAATTTATTAATTTCATTATAATCAAATATATTTAGGATATTTGATCTTAAACTATAATAGTTATTAAAATTCACATTTTTTCTAAAAGTTATATAACATGGATATTGATTTAAGCAGTGATGACTCTACAAAAAAAATAGATTTTATTACTTTGCAAAAAATGGTATTTATTTATAATGCTTTAGAAAAAGGTTGGACAGTTAAAAAAAACAAAAATTCATATATTTTTACAAAAAACCACGAAGGTAAAAAAGAAGTATTTCTCGATGATTATTTAAAGCATTTTATGACTGAAAATTTTGACATAAATAAATTAACGTGATATTTATTCGCTTTTTTTAAGCAATTTCTCAAAATTTTTTTTTCTTTAGCAATATTATAACTCAATGGGTGGTGGATTAATGCAATTAGTAGCTTATGGCGCACAAGATGTTTACCTTACTGGTAACCCGCAAATTACCTTCTGGAAGGTAACCTACAGACGACACACGAACTTCGCAATGGAATCAATTGAACAAACTTTTAATGGACAAGCCGATTTTGGCCGCAGAGTCCAGTGCACTGTCTCCAGAAATGGTGATCTTGCATACAGAACATACCTTCAGATCACTTTACCAGAAATTAACCAAACTGATGGTGGTGCCGCAACAGACGGAACACAGGACTGTTTAGCCAGATGGCTTGACTACCCTGGAGAGCAACTTATCTCTATGGTTGAGGTTGAGATTGGTGGTCAGCGCATCGACCGTCAGTACGGTGACTGGATGCACATCTGGAACCAACTTACGCTTACCAGTGAGCAGGAGGCCGGATACCACAAGATGATTGGACAGACTTCTCAACTTACTTACTTGACTGACCGTAATTTCTCTGATGTTGCGACTGCATGTGGTGCAACTGGTGTCCCAGAAGCAGTATGTGCTCCACGTAACGCACTTCCAGAGACAACTCTTTACATCCCTCTCCAGTTCTGGTTCTGTCGTAACCCCGGACTTGCTCTTCCCCTTATTGCACTTCAGTACCACGAAGTCAAAATTAACATCGAGATCCGTCCTCTTGACGAATGTCTTTTTGCCGTAACCAAAATCAACACTGCAGACACCAACGGAACTAAAGTTCCTAATGCTTACGCAAAATCTCTCGTCGCTGCTTCTCTCTACGTCGATTACGTTTTCCTCGATACCGATGAGCGCAGACGCATGGCCCAGAACCCCCATGAGTACCTTATTGAGCAACTTCAGTTCACTGGTGACGAGTCCATCGGTTCTTCTTCCAACAAAGTTAAGTTGAATTTCAATCACCCATGCAAAGAACTTGTCTGGGTTGTCCAGCCTGATCTTCACGTTGCATACTGTGATTCTTTCATCGGTAGCACTACTCTTCACAGAGCCCTTGGTGCTCAGCCATTTAATTACACTGATGCTCTTGATGCTCTCCCTAATACCATTCTTGCTTTCGGATCCCGTGCCCAGTCTGGTGCTGCAGCAGGTGACGTTATTGATACGAACGGTCTTTTTACTGATGGTATGCCAGGCGCAGTTGAAGGT